GCAGAAGAAGATAAAATAAATGCAACAGTAAATAGAGTTCGAAATCTATTTGATAACTGTTTAGGTGGACCGAATGCTTTTAAATAAACCTATGTTAATTATTATTTAGGAAAAGACATGCACACAGGGTTTTCTGACATTAAGACATTATTAATACACCTATTCGGACAGAGGCGTAAAGATGACTGATTATAAAAGTGCAGAAGCTTTAATACCAGAAGATTTTATTTTAGAGCAAGACACACGTGGTGTGGCTGAGTATGCAATTGCAGATTATAGCCGCAAACCTACGCGAGCATTGTTTTATGAATTTAGAAACCCTGCTTTAGAGCCTACTTACACCGTGCATTTCCAAGATCGGCGAGTAGGTGACAAACTTTACAAATCTATGCGTTTGGTATACATAAATACTTGTGACCCCACAGAGTGGACATTTGTTCAGCAAGTGTGCCACGGGGATTGGGAGTATTGGAATCAATTGCAAAGGGCGCTTAATAACTACATACTTAAACCTAAAAAAGACAGTGTGGAGCGTTGGCGCAAGGAAATGGAAGTTAAGATGCGCAGTGATGCCCTGCTTGCTATATATGCCGATAGCAGGGCTGGTGGCATGTCTGCAATAAGCAGTGCAAGATGGCTTGCTGAAGGGCGCTATAAGCTAAAGCAAACAACAGCAAAGGTTCGTGAAGACGTTATACCAACACCAGATACTGCAGTATCTGCTAAAGATGCTGATGTTTATGCCGAAGATATTCAAAGAATGGCCCAGTACAGCATAGACAATGCAACATTCCAGTAAGCTAAGTAAGCAAGATATTAAACAAATGGCAGAGGCAGATTTTGCCTTTTATGCAAGGCTTGTGTGCCCTGACTTATGTTTTGGTGAGATACATGATCAATTGTTTAGGTGGATAACCAGCCCAGACAGGGCTTTAGCGAGTTTGGTCTTGTTACCGCGCGGACATTTGAAATCTACTGTTGCTGCCATATGGACAAGTTGGCGTGTTACGATTGACCCTAAGGTGCGCATACTCTACGTTTCTGCGACAAGCGCACTTGCAGAAGCACAGTTATACAGTGTAGGACAGATACTTACCAGCCGTGTATACAAGCGTTATTGGCCAGAGATGGTTGATGACAATAAAGTAAAGCGTGCTAGGTGGAATACCAGCGAAATCATAGTAGACCATCCTGCTAGGCACAATACCTTGATAAGAGATAACACATTAACCGCTGTAGGTGTTGGTGGTAATATAACAGGTAAGCATTGTGATATATTGGTGTTAGATGACTTAGTTGTCCCTGACAATGTGACAACAGCAGATCAGAGGCAAAAAATTGCAGCAGCATATTCGCAACTAGCCTCAATCAAAGACCCTGGGGCTATTACACTGGCTGTAGGCACAAGATACCACCCTGATGACTTATACCAGGAGTTGTTGAGTTTGCAAGTGTACGACTACAAAACTAAAACCAACAGTAAAATGTATGACCTTTTCCAAAGGCAGGTAGAAGATGCAGGTGATGGTAGTGGTGACTTTATATGGCCTAGACGACAGGCTGCTAACGGGGCTTGGTATGGGTTTGATGCTGATATTCTAGCCTACAAAAAGGCGGAATATTTAGATAAGAACCAGTTCTATTGTCAGTATTATAACAAGCCTAACAACGAAGCAACCACACTTATACAGCCAGAGTGGTTTCAGTATTACGACAAAAGCCAGGTACGTTTTATTGATAGTGTTTACCATATAGCAGGCAAGCCCTTACAGATAACAGCAGGTGTTGACTTTGCTTTCAGCTTGAAACAGAAATCTGATTATAGTGTTATAGCTGTGGTTGGTATGGATTCTGACAGACGTATCTATGTGTTAGATATTGCCAGATTCAAGACAGATAGAGTGTCTGGTTACTACAATGAAATCGAAAGGCTTTATCTCAAGTGGGGATTTAAGCGCATAAGGATGGAAGTTGTAGCAGCACAGAAGCAGATTGTAAACGAGTTGAAATATCAATATTTCCCTACAAACGGAATATTGTGTTCTATAGAAGAACACCACCCTAACCGTAATCAAGGTACAAAAGAAGAACGTATGCAGGCTACGTTGAAAGTAAGATATGAGCAAGGCAGTATTTACCACTACAAAGGCGGTAACTGTGAGCTACTTGAAGAGGAGCTTAAGTATGAGAACCCACCACATGATGACTTAAAAGATGCGCTGACAATAGCTGTGTTATCAGCCAAACCCCCAAGCAAACAGATGCAAAGCAGTAATAATGGCGATAGTAATGTTGTGTACCACCGTAAATTTGGAGGAGTTGCCTACAGATGAGTCAAGTAGAGTGTTTAACAGGTTTGATTAGCCCTGACACCAAAGCTAAGCATATTGCTGACCTGTGGGTCAAGTTCAAAACAGCCAGACAGTCTTTTGAAGATGAAGTTGCTGAGTGTCGTGAATACGTCTATGCAACTAATACCAAGCAGACAACTAACGCAAAACTACCGTGGAAAAACAACACACATCTGCCTAAACTTTGCCAGATTATGGACAACCTGCATGCCAGTTATTTTGAATCACTATTCCCTAACGAAGAATGGGTTAAATGGGACGCTTACAGTGCAGATGCAGCCGACAAGACAAAAGTACAAGCCATCACAGCATACATGGCAAACAAGTTGCGTATAAGTAATTTCAAGGATGTTGTGAGTGATTTACTTGTCGATTTTATTCTGTGGGGTAATTGTGTTGCTACTTGTGAGTATGTAGAGGATTTTTACATAGATGATACGACAGGTGAGAAGGTTGTCACTTATATCGGCCCAAAAGCAAGACGCATACCTATGGAGGATGTGGTATGGGACCCTACAGCGTCCGACTTCAGTGTCAGTCCTAAAATTATTAGGTACGTTAAAACCTTAGGTGACCTACACGCAGAAGCGTTGTCAGAGCCAGAGCATTCCTACAAGCGAGTCATTGTCTCCAAAGCTTTAGCTAACAGGTCGTTCTACCAAGGAGCAAGCAATTCAGAGCTTGGTGTTATTGACGGCATGATTGTTGACGGGTTTGGCAGTTATAGCATGTATATGCGGTCTGGTTTGGTTGAGATACTAGAATTTCACGGTGATCTGTATGATTTAGAGACAGGCGTGTTTCTAAAAAACCATATTGTTACAGTTGTAGACAGATGCGACCTAGTACGCTGTGAGCCTAACCCTAGCTGGATAGGGAAGTCATACCTTGTGCATGCGCCGTGGAGACAGAGAGCAGGTAACACCTACGGTCAAAGCCCTCTGGTAAACCTTATAGGCATGCAGTACCGCATTGATCACTTAGAGAATATTCGGGCAGACATGTTCGACCTTATGGCATTACCGCCTATAAAAGTGCGCGGCCTTGTTGATAATTTTAAGTTTGGGCCAGGTGAGAAGATTATATTACCTGACCCTGATTCTGACGTAGAGTTCTTGAGAGTTGATGGCACTGCTTTGCAAGCAGATAGTCAGATTGCAAATTTGCTTGCTTTGATGGAAGAGTTTGCAGGCATGCCGAAAGAAGAATTAGGCTTTCGTACACCAGGCGAAAAAACAGCTTTTGAAGTAGGGGAGATGAAAAGAGCCCGTAACAAACTTCCACAACAGAAGATTAAAGTGTTCGAGCAGAAAGTGCTTGAACCTTTGCTTAATAATATGCTAGAATTAGCACGAAGAAACATCAACGCCATTGACACCATAAGTGTTATGGATACTGACACAGGTGCGTTGGAGTTTTTAAACATTACAAAAGCTGACCTAACTGCAAAAGGAAAGATTAGAGCAGTAGGCGCTGACCATTTTGCAATGCGTAATAATGTTTTACAAAACTATCTGGGCTTCAGGCAAGCATTTGTAAATGATCCTGCTGTAATGTCACATGTATCAGGTAAGGCTGAAGCAAAACTTTTTGAAGAGCTGCTTCAACTGGAGCGTTACCAGCTTATGACTCCTAATATCAGGCTTTCAGAGCAAGCTGAAACACAAATGCTTGGTATGCAGTACCAAGAGAATATGCAAGTTGCGCAAGAACAAGAACTACCTGACGGTATGTGATATGCCTAAGAAGAGAGATTACCAAAAAGAGTACCGTGAGTACCACTCAAAGCCGGAACAAAAAGAGAACAGAGCTAAAAGAAATGCAGCCAGGGCAAAAATGGAAGAGACTGGCCGTGTTCGTAAGGGTGATGGCAAGGATGTTGATCACAAGCGTCCTCTTAAGCGTGGTGGTGGTAACGGAGATTCTAATTTACGTGTTGTTAGCAAATCTACTAATAGGTCTGCTGGCGCTTCTATACGGTATGGGAAAAGAAAATAATGCCTAACAACCTGATTCAAAGACACATTCCTCCAGAAAGCTTAAGCAGAGTTAGTGTGGAGTTCCAAGAAGCAGCTCCACTGTTTAATTTTATTGTGAAAGCTATAGAAGATGTAGAGTCTGCCACCAGAGCTAAAGCTATGTCTGGTGAGTTCAGTGGAGATTGGGCTTACAACCAAGCTTACCTAGTGGGGCAACTAAAAGCTTTTGATTTCTGTAAACAACTACTAACAAGGTAAAGATATGGACAATGCTGACCAAGCTAGTCAACAACAAGCAGCTCCTACAATTTTTAACGATTTTATAGGGTCTGACAAGAAGTATAAAACTGTCGATGACGCGTTAGCAAGTGTGCCTCATGCACAGCAGCATATTGCCAAGCTGGAAGCTGACAATAAAGCTTTGCGTGAGCAGCAGCTTGCTATACAAGCTAGGCTCGATTCTTTGTTAACTAAGGCACCATCTACAGACGGTGTGTCGTATGCTGCACAACAGCAAAGCACAGCCGGTTCTCCTGTTGATGTGGAAGCTTTGGTTGAGCAAGTGTTGGCCAAACGGCAGTTAGAAGCTAAAACGCAAGAAAACAGCAGCAAGGTAGCTGCTGAACTTAAGCAACTCTATGCAGACAAGGCAGAAAGTGTTTATGTGGCAAAAGCTCAAGAGCTTGGCTTAGATGTTAAAGACCTTAACAGCATGGCTGCAAAAAGCCCTCAAGCGGTTTTAGCTTTGTTTAAACAAGTAAGTATTCAACAGTCTGGCGGTATGCAAGGCAGTGTTAACACACTTGCTCTAGGTGCAGGTGAGAGTGTAGATGCTCTTATGTCAGTTTTAACAACTGACCCTAAGACTTATTACAGCGCTGCTCATCAAGAGAAGCTGTACAAAGCTATAGCCAGACAACACAATAACTAAAAGAGGATTTTATGATTAGATCAGCAGATACTCATGTTCGGGCTACAATTTATAGTGAAGAGATTAAGAGACTGTTACTTGCAGACCTTTTAGCTCAGAAGTGGTGTAAGTGGATTACCCCAGACTTTGGTCACGGCACCACGTACAGCGTACCTTCAGTCGGTCAACCTATGGTTAAAGATTGGAACGAGAATGTTGATACAACTTCAGATGCTCGTGATATCGGTGAGTTCACCATGATTGTCGACGAAGAAGTGTACACCCAAGACACTATTACCGACAAAGCTTTAGAAGACTCTTATTTTCTAAAGAATCAGTATAGTCAATCACAGTTTGTTGCAGACCAGGTGCGCGTGCTTAACGAATACCTTGAAACCAGTTTGCTTAAAGCTGCTGGCCCTGGTGCTAAGTCTGGTGGCGGACAAACGGCTGGCGGTGCAAACCGTATCAACGGCGCTGATCACAGATTTAACGGTACAGGTACAAGCCGTGTTATTACAATAAACGACTTCCACTATGCCAGATCAGCATTGTCACGTGCTAACGTGCCAGGTCAAGGTCTAGTTGCTGTTGTGGACGAATCTGTAGCTTACGAGATTAGCAAAATAGCAACAAACGTGCTGTCCCCAGTCCCATTGTATAACGAAACAATAGCTAAAGGTGTTGTTGGTGCAAACAGCCAATTCAGATTTAACATTGCTGGGTTTGATGTATACGTATCTCAATATCTGTATGCTTTAACTGCTACTGAAAACATTACCCACTCAGGTGCTGCTGTGAACGCTCAGATTGGAGATGTACAAAACTTGTTTTTTGCTATTCCTAACGAAGATATGTCACCTTTCAGAGGTGTCTTAAGACGTGCTCCACGTACGGAAGTACAACGTGATGCTCTTAAAGGTGGCGGTATGGACACTATGGTTACCACTATGCGTTTTGGTGTAAAATTGTTCAGACCAGAGAATATGGTCTGTATTAACACCAACCCTTCACTATAATAACTAATTGAGGTAATTAAATATGGCTGGTTATACAAATTCTGATGGCTTAGTGCAGTGGTACGGGCCAAGAACAACAGCGGATCTTCCTATTTCTCGTTTTGTTGTACAATCTTCCGGTGAAGAGAAGGCGATTGAGCTTGATGTAGAGTACAATCAAATTGGGTCAGGTATAAGTACATTCGTTGATCAAGACGCTAACTTCAATGGGTCGAATGATAGTTTCAGCTCTTTACACGCATACATCCCAGCTAACTCCATTATTACTGAAGTGCGTTTTATTGTTAAAACTGCTTTTACTTCTGGTGGTGCTGCTACCTTAGATGTAGGTTTGTATGCTAAAGCTGGCGGAGCAATTGATGCTGACGGCCTTATTGCAGCACAAGCTGTAGCAGGGTTGACGGCAGGTGCGTGTATTATTGGTGGTGGAGCTTTAGCTACTAACGATAACGTAGGCTCTGCTAATGCTTATCTAGGCATGACATATGGAACGGCTGCATTTACGGCTGGGTCTGGCAGGCTTATTGTGAAATATATCCCACAAAGACCATAGTATCTGAGAGCAGCTATATAAAAGTAGCTGCATCTTTACACCAGCAAAGGCTATGCTTTGCACCCTCAAACATGCTGGTACGGCTGGCACCTTGCCGATCTGTGATGACAGGTGAAGGTGCACTAATTTTTATTATAGGTAATATATGGCTAACATAGAGCACAGCACACTAGGCCATAGCTTAGTACACGAGCCTAAGCACATCACAATTGCCACAACAGCAGATGCTGGTAAAGTGATAACAAGTAGTAGCTCAACAAATGGTGTAAGCACTTACAGAAAACTTGGCATATACGAACTGGATGCTGCTTTATCTGGTGCTAACCCGTTTACAGGATTTCAGATATGGGCGGACAGCCAGTATGTGACAGGTGCTAGACGGTCAATAAGTGCAACTACACGAACAGCTTTAACTGTTAATGGTTTAGGGTCTGGAAATACAGGGTCTACCTACACTGCTAGTGGGTCTGGTAATTGGTGGAACACATCAACGAACAAAATTACACCAACAACACTAAACGATTTTTACCTTTGTGAGGTATCTTTCACACTCAAGATACCGGCAGGGTCTAGCCCTTATGCTACGGTAGATTTTGATGTAGGTGGTACGACAGGTATTTTGAAGGAGATAACACACTCTGTACACAAAGGTGCGGCTGTAGATGAAAAGATGGCATTTTCCATGCCTGTACATGCAGTTGCAGACTTTAAAAACAACGGAGCAACAATATACCTAACAACGAGCCATGCCGCAGAATTGTTTGATGTTAGGGTTATGATTACCCGACTACATAAGGCAGCATAGTATGCAGATGACGTTGTTAGATATAACTCAAGATATTCTATCAGATATGTCTTCTGATAATGTTAACAGCATCAACGACACTGAAGAGTCTTTACAGGTTGCTAGGATTGTACGCACAACCTTTTTCGAGATCATCTCAAGCGCCGACTGGCCTCACCTGAAAGAAATTTTTCAACTGACTGCGCTTGGAGATACCAACAAACCTACGCATATGCGTTTACCTACAAATGTTTCCAAAGTGGAAACTATTAGGTATAATAAGTCCACTACTAGCCAGGTAGAGTGGGCAGATATACCTTATGTTGAGGCAGATTACTTCTTAGATGTGGTCTCGAAGTTAGACAGTTCTAGTGCAAATAATAAACTTGTGACCGATATTACAGGATTGCAGTTTGTTGTTAGTAAGGTAGCTATGCCTAGTATGTGGACAAGCTTTGATGATGACTATATTATATTCAATGCTTACTACAACACAGTGGACAGTACCTTACAGCAATCAAAAACGCTGTGTACTGGGTATAGGGAAGCAACGTTCACACTTGCAGACAGTTTTGTGCCAGACTTGCCAGCAAAAACATTCAGCCTCCTTTTAGCAGAAGCCAAAAGTGCGTGCTTTAACGTCTTAAAGCAGCAACCTAATGCAAAAGAAGAGCAGCGTGTTAGAAGGCAACGAGCCTGGTTAGGCACAGAGCGTCACAGAACAATTTCAACAATAGAGTACCCTGATTATGGCAGATAAAAAAGATATTTATGTGAAAGAGGATTTTTGTGTAGTTTTCGACAGATCACGGAATTTGCACATTATAGAAATAAAACAAGATGTTGATAAACCTTTACCGCAGGTTTTGGACGACACATCTTACACTAGGCACGATTTCGCGAAGATTGCTATTGATAATTTTGTTAGATCACAGAAGAAGGTGTAATGCCTGCTCAATACTTGCTACCCTTTGTTAAAGGGTTAAACACAGATCAAGGGCTGCTTGCCGGTGACAGCGGTTTTACTCGTGATGAATTGAATGTGGTCTTGCAAAAAGATGGGTCTAGGAAGGTAAGGCTTGGGCTTGACTACGAAACAGGTGATGTGGTTGGTTTTAGCGGGACAAACATAAGTACCACTGCGTTTACGAGTTTCACATGGGAGTTAGCTGGTAATAAAGATAAATCTTTTATAGTATTACAGCAAGGTTATAAGCTGCACTTTTTTGACGCAAGTGCAAGTAGCATTATTGCAGGGTTTCTGAGTACAATACCACTCACACCAACCCCTTACTATAGCACTACTACAGCCAGTGATTGCCGTGTAGAATATGCCTCAGGAAACGGTAACCTGTTTATTGCAGGCCTGAAGTTCGAACCTTGTAGGGTATCTTATAATGGGTTAATCTTAAGCAAGACTGATATAACTCTTGAGACAAGGGATTTCTATGGAGTTCCAGATGGTGTAGAGCCTGACGCTAGACCAACAAGTTTAACAAATAACAACAAGTATAACCTGTTCAATCAGGGCTGGTATCAGAAAGCAAACAACCGCAGTGGCACGCCAACTAATGTTATTGATGAGTTTTATACCAAAGAATTAGATTTTCCGGCAAAGATTTACCAGTGGTGGAGAGGTAAACGTGAGGCTAATTACGGGCAATTCTTTTCTGAAGATTTACGTAACATATACTCAGGTAGGATAGAGGCTCCTAAGGGGCATTTTATTATAGATGCTTTTCGTAGAAATTACAGTAGAGCTAGTAAGTGTAACACTACTACCAAACAAGAATATTTTGGAACCAGTGTTAACGGGCCTCCTGTATTTAGTTATACAGACAAAGACGAGGAACGTAATAGGCCAGCAGCAGTTGCTTGGTATGCTGGTAGACTCTTCTGGGCAGGGGCTGTATCTGACGTGGATGGCGTTCTAAGCAGCAGCCCGGATATAACAGGCTACCTGTTTTACAGTCAAGTAGTCAGGTCTGAGTTGGATTACGGCAAGTGCTACCAAGAGGCTGACCCTGCAAGTGAAGAGGATAGCGATATTGTTGCATCTGATGGTGGGTACATGGTGTTTCCAGGTGCAGGAAGGGTGCAAAAACTGGCTGTTATCATGGACAGCCTTATTGTAATGACAGACAAGCAAATACTTGCTATACGCGGTGGAGATGCAGGCTTCACAGCGGAAGCGCAACAATCTTATAAAATATTAGATGTTGGCATTGCAGGGCCAGGCTGTGCTGTTATAGCAGAAGGCAGTCTATTTGTCTGGGCTAAGGATGGGATATATAGTATTGGTTATAACGGGCAATCTGGTGGTATATCTGCTCAGAATCTGAGCGCTGGAAAAATACAAGACCTGCTAACACAAGTAAACCCTGTCCAGCAGACTTATGTACAATCAGTATACGACTCACTTAATAAAAAGGTGAGTTGGTGGTATAATGCAGACACTGTCTTCAATGGAGTGAGCGATATTGGGAAGCTAGTAACAGAGCTTTGCTATGATGTCCTGCTACAAGCGTTCAGTAAAAACAGTCTAGCATCTGCGGATAGCCATTTTGCTACAGCCCCTTTTTATACAGTGAGCCCTCGCGTAAGTATTGTTTCTAATAATGTTACATCAGGCTCTGATACTGTTGTTTCAGGGTCAGACAACGTAACAATTGGTGGAAACGGCTATACGTACACAGCAAATAAAACATTTATGTTCTTAGTTAACACATCCTCAAGTAATGTTGGGGTAGCTTACTACAAAAACACTGATTACAAAGATTATGGATCAACGACCTACACAGCTTACCTGCAAGGTAATAACGACATACTAGGTGATGCGACAAGTAAAAAATATCCTGTATATCTACGGTGCCAGTTTAGAAGAACTGAAACAGCGTTTGTCAACAACGGCTCAGGACAGCCTATGTTAAACAATCAAAGTAGTTGTAAGTTACAAGCTAAGTGGGATTATAGTGATTCAGACGCAAGCGGGAAATGGTCTAATGAGCAAGAGCTTTACAGGTTCACAAGAGCTTACCTGCCTGGTGCAATAGGGGATACGTTTGACTACGGTCAAGAAGTTATAACAACAAAAACTAAACTATTAGGGACAGGCAGAGCATTGTCTGTTAAATTCTCTGCATCTGCTGGTAAAGGCTTTCATTTGCTAGGTTTTGGGTTTGAAGGCACTGCGACAAGTGTCTTATAAGTGTCTTATAGGTTATAAGAGGGTTGTATGTTCTATAGTTTGTATGAAGATTGTGACGTGTTACTTGAGGCAGAGGTAGTAGCAGGAGCAGTATACTTGCATTGTAAAGTGAAAAGTAAATTTACAGTTGCGCTATACAAAAAGTTTTTGGTTGTTTTTACTGCTGTGCTTAGTCAACTGAAAAGTAGGTATGCTGCTGTTAGGGCGCTTATCCCGTGCAGTGATAGAAAACTCGCAAGGTTTGCTCAGCTTTTTCAGCTTAAACAAAAAGGCTTTATCCCTCGTAGCAATGGTAGAAAAGCTTATTATATATATGAGGTAGATAGGTATGGGTGACCCTGTTACTGCTGTTGTGGTTGGCTCTGCTGTACTTGGTGTAGGTAGCGCATCACAACAACGAAGAGCGCAGAAGCGTGAAAACAGAGAGCAACAAAAGCTTGCGGCAATGGAAAATAACAGACGTATCCGGCAAGCTCAGCGTGAAGCTAGGCGTGCTAGAGCTGTTGTAGAAGCTCAAGGTAGTATGGCAGGTCAGTTAGCAAGTAGTAGCACTCTAGGTGTGTTAGGTAATATACAGAACCAGATTGCCAGTAACCTTGAGTATATGGACAACGCTTCACAACTAACTCAGCGTATAAATAATGCTAGACAAAAGCAGGCAGACTGGCAGGCAATAGGTCAGTTAGCATCTATGGCAGGCAATGCAGCTATGATGTACGGTAAACCTACAGGTTTAACACCTACACAGACTGCCACAACAAGTGCTCCTGCTGTTGCTACACAACCTACTTACCAAACTTTTTCAGCTACACCCACTTCACAAACGGTAAGTTCCAGCATTTACAGGTAATATATGGCGTATTTTGACGATGATGTTACTCAGGCAGATGTTGACTATATTTTCAACGAGAAGCCTTACCAAAAACCTGTCGATGTGCGTGAACAATTTTACGCTGACATAGCCGCTAGGCAACCTGGGGTATATCAGCAAATGCAGAACGAAGCTGCTGTAGGGATCACAACCACACAGGAACGTGTTAGCCAAGACGTGCTGAACCAACGCAGACAAGATTTGGGCAAAACATTCCACCAGGAGCTTATTGCTGCACCTGTTGAGGACGCACAAATTGTTGTTGACAAATACCGTGAGCAAGCTGATAAGCCGCTGACTATGCGCGAAGTGTTTTATGAACAACAAAATATCCCTCTCAAAGATGATCTAGAACTTGCCAGAAATCTTTTATCTGGTACGTCTGCTGCTATACCTACAGATTTGTTTAGCACAGCCAGAGGTGAGGCCAGAGCGTTAGCAATACAATCTGACCCGTCTATTGCCCTATTGCCGCAAACAGAGCAAGAGATGCTTGGTTTCAATATGCTGGACAAAGCAGGCCAAGATAGGTTTCTGCAAGAAGACAAGGATGTTGGGAAAGCTCGTGCAGGTTTCTTACGGTCTATACCAGCCTTCACTATGGCTTGGATGTCGCAGGCAGCGAAAGACGTTACAGGTGACCAGAATTTTTTATATGGCAATGCTGTTGAGGCTTTAGCTAAACATATTTATTATAGCTCTGACAAGCAAAAGGCTGCTGAAGATGTTATTGCAAGTGTGCGTAAACACAGTGGCCTTTTAGGCGAAAACGATTTTGACGTGGCAAGTACGCTTGATTTGGTTAACGATTATATAGGAAAGATAGAACAAGGTACTGAAGAGAATTTTACTAGCAAAATGCAAGGCCTGTTACTTAACGGGTTTGGTTTACTAGATATGGTGCCTGATTTTATACCAAATTTTAACAAAGCAGTAAAGGCTACTAAAGCTAATGGAGTAGTAGAGCCGTTAGCAAAAGATGTAGGAACTGTGTTAGGGGACGTTGCTGCACATGATAAGCAGGCAGGCGATGCCCTTGCTGCGATAGCTTTGCAAGAGCCTAGCGGCAGAGGTGCGGAAGTTCTGGGAACAAGTAAAGAGAAACTTGCCACTAACAGTGTACCAGGTTTTGAGTACGATGGGTTACGGGTAGCTGGCTCAGATGCAACAAAGCAGTTGCAAGAGAACATATCTGTTGCTATTAGCACAGCTGAGGATATAACCCCTGCGAGCTTGTATCAATTTGTGGATGCAACTAAACAACAGCAAGAATTAAAAGGTGTGTTGACACAACTACCTGACAACGGGCATTTACCACCATACCAATCTGATTTGTCACTAAGTGTATTCCAGAAGTCTGACGATGGTTTTTTGCGGTATGGCTCAGTATACGGTAAATCTGACGGGAGTTCGTTTGCCAGTATAGAAGAGGCTTCAGCAGCGTCTGAAGCGATCAGAACACAGTTCGGAGCAGGGCCGTTTGAGACTACAGGCATGACCATTTTACAACGTGTAGGTAATACCAACACATGGGAAAAGGCTGTGGCAGGTTCTGGGTCTACAGAGTTCAAAGTCCAGTTAGATGTTAAGCAAAAAATGCGATGGGAAACAGATCACGTCATACCTGAAAAAGATGTAACACCTGCTCTGTTTGCTACTAGGTACTTCCAAAATATTCACGCAACTCTTAGTGAAAAATATGTCACAGCTCTCACTGTAGCCAATGAGCGTGCATCTAAGCTTTACTCTGACATTATGCGTATCAATGAGCCTATGGCAAGGCTCAATGAGTTCAAAAAACAACCTGTACTCAAGGCTATTGTAGACGGTGGGGAGCAAGAAAAAGTATTTACAGACGCGGAATTAGTCAACCTGTACAACTTAGACGGTGACCAGATCCATGCCTACCACTCGGAGCGTGCGATGTGGGACACTGTACACTACATAAAAAACCGAGAAGAGTACACCACTAAACTGTCTGAAGGGTATGTGCGTATCAAAGCTGATTTGCCTGATGGTACGCAATCTGTGGATACTATGGGTAAAGCTGTTGACCTTAATAACTTCACAGGTGTTGAGAAAGTTGTAGCAGTTGTTGATGGCAATGTACAAGTTATCAGCAAGACGGACACAGACCAGTTCTTAATGGAAGGCTACCAAGCATATGCTTTAGCAGACACCTATACCTTGCCGGGTGATGCCAGGTACAAATTCATGCTTGCCAAACCTAGTGAACACATACAGCCACTACCTGAGCGTATTTTACCATACCGCACAGGTTATTATTACAAAATTAACAAGGGTAAATATTTTGTTGAAAAGGAGTTTACTGGTGAGTTAAACGGGGTGAAGCACAGCTTCAAACGTGCTGTAGCAATAGCAGACAGTCCAGGCGCTGCGCAGAAAGCTGTGGACGCAGGTGTAGGGGATTCTTTTAAAGTTGACGAAAACATTGTCAATAACCACGATTTTGCAAACTGGATAGAGGTGAATACTCCTACCACAGGGTACTGGTATACCAAACGACAGCCGCAAATGCCCACATACAGCATAGACCTGCAAGGGAATTTGCAGCGCGTTACCAGTAAGTCAGAAGACCCTATTGCAGCAGCTGAGGCCGCAGCAGCTAAAGTTTCTAACTTTGTGGCGTGGCGTGACACCATACAAACCTACGAGCAGTTGCATAAAAATACCTACCCTGAGCTGTGGACAAGCGATGGTGCTAGATCATTATATCTAGGCACACAAGCAGCTGATAACACCCCAAGGGTACGGGCTGCCAATGCAATGTTTGACCATATTACCAGCCTAACAAGCTACGCTAGCCGTGTCGACTCAACATGGAATAACTGGATGGTATCTGCTGACAGGTTGTTCAGTAACCACCGCTTAGGTGAGCACACATCTAAACTCTTTTTAGATGCTGGTGTAAAAGCTAATCCATCAAGACTGTTAACAAGCGGTGTGTACTACACGCAAGTGGTGTCTGCACCATTCAGGCAGTTTTTATTGAACATAATGACACCAACGCTATATGCAGGCATTGCCCCTAAAACATGGGCCAAGTCTATCAAAGACGCGTACCTGGTATATGCAAAGCTGACAGGTGGGCACTTGCCTTTACGTAGTGTGCAGATTAGTAATTCACTACGGATGGCTGGTAAAGGTGCTGATGACATTGAAGACCTAGCAAAGCATTTTGTTAGCACTGGTAAGGTGGAGACCGTAGACAGCCATACACAGGCACATAACGAGATGTTGAAAATGTTCAAAGGTGGGTCTGGCAGTAAGACCGAAGCCCTGTTCAGGGAGTCTACCAAACCTCTTAAAAAGGTTCTCAATACAATACGAGAACAAGGTGTCGTAAAAGGAGAGTTATTCAATAGGGTATTCAGCTTTGTGTTTGCTAAGAATATGCTGGAAGCTGAAAAAGGCGCTCTAAGAGGCCACTGGTCTGAAAAGGTTAATCTGGAAAAGATTAGTAACAAAGCAAACCAGTTAGGGCTGGATATGACCAAGGTTGGCGCATACGAGTATCAGACAGGGTTAGTGCGCCCTTTGACGCAGTTTTTAGGTGTTATGCAGCAAGCTCTTGCTGTACTGGTGCCAAGAATACCTGGTATTGTACGTGGCAATAGAGCTTATGACGGAAAGCGTGCAGCAGTGATGTTGGGACTATTATCCCTCTGGGGTGCCCAGGGCTTGCCTTTTAGTCCCGATGAGCTAATTGATGGCTATCTAAAACAGCAGTTACAGGACAAAGATATTGACCTGTCAGTGCTTGATCACGGCGCTGCCCGTGCTTTACATGAGATATTATTACGAGGGGCAATCGGTGCAGCTATGGCAGAGGGGGTAAGGTTGGCTGTTGGTCAAGAGGAGACGGTGACGTCAGAAATAAGTAGCACCATAAGCCCTGTTGCGTCAGGTGCGAACCCTTTTATTGAGCGACTGATCAACTCAGAAGGTAGTTTACTGGAACTCCTGGCAGGGCCAAGTTTGAATTTGGTAAACAATGTAAGTATAGCTGCCAAATCCACACGACTATTGTTGCATGGGTATAAGACAGAAGAGCTGAGTCTCGAGAAGCTTAAGGACATTGCCGTCACTTGGGCTGCTATTCTCCCAAGTATGTCAAACTTTATGCAAGCAACTGCTTCAATAAAATATGAGAAAGAGGTTGGCGCTTATTTTGATTTTAATAAAAAAGATGCCAGGCTTACATCGAACCTTGGTGAGCAATTGGTAAAAGCTTTTACAAGCATAAAGCCACACACAGAGCAGACATATTATGACATACTAAAAACAAACAAAGGGATGGAAGACTCTGCAAAACAGGATAAAGATGTTATTAAGCGTCTCTGGCTTAACATCGCAACAGATGAAGCATTGACTTTTGACCAAAAAGTGGATAAAATTGCTACGATAAGCACCGGCTTAAGCAGTAACCAGATATACAACAATTATATACTGGACAGTCTGAGAATAGACTTGGTTAATGACCCAACCCTTAACCCAATTATTAACACTTTCATAAAAGATAGACTGATTAAATCAGCGCCAGAAGCTGTGGAGTCTACTAAAAAAGAGCTCCAAAGATTCTTTGCTGGTAACCCACTCTTGCCTAAAGAAGAGCAACTGAAACTCTACAATCTTGTAGAGACTTATGCAGAAGACGCAAATAAGGCTATAGAAATATACAATGCCACAACAGATTGATCTTAATCCAATACAGTATCAAGCGCCACAGACTAGGCCGGTGGATAGCACAGGAATTGTGCAATCACTAGGCCAAGCTGTAGATACAGCTGCATTTGTGGTGGAGCAAAGTGCTTTCAAGTCATTACAGAACAATGTAGCTAAGTTAGAGCAGGATTATCAAGCAGAAAAACAAGCCGATGCTCAAGCTTTTGCTGATGTGAGAGCAAAACTTGCTGACGGGCAGGCTGACGCAGATGTGGCTGGATTACAGGCGCAAGCAGTTAAGCTGGCTGCCAAATTACGACAAGGCGGGAACAGTTTAGACTATGTTACAAAACTGCAATTAGCTACCAAACAAGCCAAAATGCGTGCGCCTTGGGCAGCAGACAAGCTTGAAGCTACTTTCCAAAAGTACGTTGGCTCTGAAGGCAGTAGCATGATTTACACTGACTACCAAGCCAGTCAGAAGATGCAACAGCAGTATCAGCAACAATTGCTGGCAGATGCTGGTGAGATGGGGCTACACCCTGCTGACCCTTTCCTAGAGGAAAAGGTGCTACAAGCAAAAGCAGAGGCTTTTAAGCTTAAGCGTGAAACGCAGCAGTTGCAAGCTTTAGGTGCTAAAGATGAAGTTATGTCTAGGCCGATTATCAACAATGCACTTACATCTATTGATAATAGCATAGAATCAGTAGTTTCAGGTTTGCGTGAACAGTATGGTGACCTAAACAATATACCACAAAACGAACGTGCAGGTTATTTACAGCAGATAATACAGCTTCAAGCTAACGCCAGGTTGCAGATGGAAAATGCCGCAACTCGCAACGGTCTACTCAAAATAGACAAAGAGCATCTTAATAATTCAGTAAATGCACTCAACTCAAAAGCAGAATTATTGAAAGGTATTATATCTGGCAAAGTATCCGCAGACATACTTAAAGACGGCCTAAGTATTGCTGAGAACGGTGTGCTGATAAATATGTCTCAAGACAGACCAGACCTGTTTAACGTGTTCACATTGATGAAAGAGGTTAAAGACCCGACCTTCTCATCGCAAGCTCTAAACAACAAAAAAGTAAAACAGTTTGTTGAGTATATGGATGGCATATATAGTAAAGACCCTGCTGACCTAAGTCAAAATGTGCAAATGTCAACAAGTGTGTTGAAGAACAGCAAAATTGACCAGCAATCGCATGACAAAGTTGCTGACGCAGTAATTCAAGCTTTAGAAGCAGGGGTTAAAAGCCCAAGTCTTATGTCTGCTGAGGATCGTGACAACCTTATAAGTACTTACAAAAACCCACGTACAAAAGCGTATTTTGACCAACACCCTGAAGCAGTACGCGTGCTAGAAGAGGCTGTTTTATATAAAACGCACAAAGAGATACCAACTGCACTTAAAAAGCAGTATAGCACGGCAGAGTTGCAGTCTGTGCAAGCAAACGTTAGTGCAAACGGTCAGGTAAATTTTGTGCCATTACAAGGCGGTGGGATATCTTTTGATAAAGCTCGAGACATCGCCAGTCAGCTTAACCGCGTTATAGCACCTAATATAAACACCACAGTACGCACATGGCATGCGTACACTTCACAACAAGGTAGAACCAAAGTAAACCCGTATGAAGGTTTAGTTAAGGTAATGCCTGTATCAGGCGTGGAAAGTGTCACGTTTGAAGCGCCTAAAACTGGACAATTGCCTACCACTTCTGAACCTTCACAGCCAGGTGTGCGCCGTGTCATAAGGCGTGAAGACGGCAGTTTGGGGTTTGAATAATGCCTACTATAGAATATGAAGGGCAGACATTTGAGTTCCCTGAGGGAGTGTCAGACGACGAAATCTTTAGTTTTCTCGACGAGAATGCTCACGAACCTTATTCCGCACCTGAAATGCCAGAACCATTACTACCACAAGGTACTGCTGACTATATAAAGCAGAACGAAGGGTTTAGGGCAAATGTATATAAAGATAGCTTAGGCGTTAAAACTATCGGTTACGGCTTTAACATACAAGATGCTAACAACCAAGCGGCAGCTAGAAAGTTAGGTGTTAGGTTGAACAAACCGTTAAGCAGCAAAGATGCTGAGACACTATTTAAATACAGTATAACAGCGGCAGAAGATGCTGTCCGTGAGATAGACCCTGACTATGACACTCGGCCTGATAGTGTTAAAAAGGCGTTGCTGGATATGTCATACAATCTAGGTGCGCCGCGACTAGCAGAGTTCCAAGACATGTTTGATGCAATCAGACGGGAAGACTACCGACAAGCGGGTTTTGAAATAAACAAATCGCTGTATGCAACACAGGTGCCTGTGCGTGCTAGGAACAATGCCAAACTGCTTATGCAAGGTAGTGCAGAGCTAAGCCAGCGGTATGCAAATCAAGCTGCACAGCAGAGCTATAGTGAGGGTTATTATGAAGATGAAGAGGGTAACCCGTTCCATGTAGATAGTACAGGCAATATAACCCCTGTTAGGTATGAGCAATGAAACCTGTAGGTAAGCTTGTAAAAGTTGTTCAGAGACCTGGCATACAAGGCCAACAAGGCCCGCAAGGTATGCCTGGCCCACAAGGGTTGCAAGGTCTGCCTGGTAAGCAGGGTGTGCCTGGTCCTCAAGGTCTGCAAGGGCCTCAAGGTGAAAAAGGGGATCAAGGCCTACCGCCTGAGCATGAAGTAAGGCAGGGAATGATAAGGTTTAAAAACCCTGACGGCACATGGGGGCAATGGGTACAACAAA